TACAATGGGTCTGTGATCAAATAGGGTCAAAACCCTCAAGGCTGGTTATGTATATTAGTTCCTTGCACATTTTTCAAAATGACCTTATAATAATGAAAAATAGGGGGGATGTACCGTGAGGCCAAGTAGAGACACTATTCTCATGGAAATTGCAAAACTTATGGCACAACGGAGCACTTGCACAAGAAAGCATGTTGGGGCTCTTGCAGCAAAAGAGGGGAGGGTGTTGGTAACTGGTTATAATGGAGCACCGTCGGGTTTACCTCATTGCACGGAACTTGGGGGTTGTCCACTGGATGAGAATGGAGGTTGCTCTAATTCTGTTCATGCTGAGGCTAATCTAGTCGCATTTGCAGCTAAATATGGCATTTCTTTACAGGGGGCTGTAGTATATACTACCTGTTCACCATGTCTAAATTGTGCTAGGCTCTTAATCAATGCTGGGATAGTGGAAGTTATATACTCCGAGGAATATCGTGACCCAGGTGGACTTGAGTTGTTAAAGCGAGCCGGAGTGAAGGTTAGACTTTTTCAAGACGAACAGCGGGTCGATTCTAAAGCTTACATCAAGTATGTAAAGGATGTTATTGAAATATGAATGAAGCTTGGGAAAAACTTCGTAATCCACATTGTAAAGATTGTGATCTTAGTCAAACTACTAAATATGTTTGCCTTATGGGCCAGGGCCCCATTCCATGTCAGCTCATGATAATTGGAGAGGCTCCTGGTGAGAGGGGGGAGGATATACACAAGCTGTTTTCAGATAAAGCTGGAAAGTTGCTCGATAAACTTTTGAAGGAGTCTGGTCTGAGTCGAGATGATGTGTATATTACTAATGTTGTTCACTGTCGCCCTCCAGGCAATCGTACTCCAACAAGACAGGAGATTAAGGCTTGTCGAAAATATTTGGGGGCAGAGCTTGACCTAATAAAACCTAAGTATGTACTATTATTAGGGAACATTGCCTTACAAGGGACCCTAGGCCATTCTGGGATTACAAAGTACAGGGGGAAAACCCTTTCCAAAGATGGGATCACCTACCTCCCAACTTTTCATCCAGCTGCTGGGCTAAGAAAACCTGATTTGATTCCTGTGATTAAGACTGATATTGGGCGATGGGCTAAAATGGTAAGGGGGGAGCTGATCACTCCTAGGGAGTTTAGGTGGAGACTGGTAAATAGTTCAGCTGACCTTCAGGAATGTTTAACAGATATATCAATTTCAAAACAGATCTCTTTCGATATTGAAACTAGTGATTTAGATCCCCGGGCAGATAATTCTGCAATCTATTGTCTTGGTATTGGAACCCCACAGTGTAATTGGGTGGTCCCATTTTTCTATCCCGGAAGCAAGTTTTCCTCGAATAATCTTGCTACTAAGGTTTATGAGGCTGTGCATACAATGGTTATCAAAGCTGATGAGGTAATAGCCCACAATGGGAAGTTTGACAATCATTGGCTGCGTGTCCACTTTGGTAAGGGATTCCCCTTGACTTTCGATACTATGCTGGCAGCATATCTCCTTGAAGAGAATTCCCCGCACGGGCTCAAATATCTTTCTTCCTTATACTTCGAAGCTCCAGAATATGAGTTACCTCAGCCTGTGAATCCTAAGGAGGTTTCTTTAGAAAAATTAGCTAGATATTGTGCCTTTGATACTTATTACACTTTAGCTTTATATTCTATATTGAAGGGGGAGTTGGAGAAGGATAGAAGGATCAACCAGGTATTTCGCCATCTTCTTATGCCTGCTTCTAATTTGTTTGAGGATGTTGAGGGCCATGGGGTTTATGTTGATCTTCCACAGATGGGAAAAGCTGAGATTCATCTTAGTCAGCAGGTCCAGGAACTTGAGAGTAAGTTAACTGAGTTGGCTGGTAAGGAAGTTAACTGGAATTCCCCCCAACAGGTAGCTAAGGTTCTCTATAGTGATTTACAGTTGCCTATAGTAGCTTTCACTAAAACTGGTAATCCCTCAACTTCCTCGGAAGAAGCCCTCCCATATTTATTAGGGGCACATCCTATAGTAGAAACCCTTCTTCAATATAGGGAAAAGGTTAAGTTGACTCAATTCATCTCTAGCTGGAAGGAGAAGGTTGATCCTGTTACCCAACGCATGCATCCTACCTTCAAACTTCACGGCACAGTTACTGGTCGTATTTCCTGTGAGGAACCTAATTTACAACAGGTTCCACGAGACGTTGAAATACGCTCCTTAATTACTGCTCCACCAGGTTGGGTTCTGGTTGAGGCTGACTATTCACAGGTTGAACTTAGAGTAGCTGCTTGTTTGGCTAGAGAGGAGGCTATGAGGCGAATATTCCAAACTGGGGGGGATATTCACACTAGGACTGCTATGGTTATTACTGGGTTACCGGCAGACAAGATCGATAAGGATATGCGAAAGAAAGCAAAGGCGATAAATTTTGGATTTGTTTATGGAATGGGTTCCTCTAAGTTTAAGATGTATGCAAAAGCTAAATATGGTGTAAGTTTGACAGATGATGAAGCTCAGGAGTTTAGAGATAGATTTTTTGAACTTTATCCAGAGCTTAAAAACTGGCATAATCGACAAAGGGAATTTGTACATAATCACGGCTATGTGAGAACACCAATTGGAAGGAAAAGAAACTTGCCAGGAATTGCCTCTTTTGACAAGGCCATAAGAGCAGAAGCAGAACGTGCTGCTGTGAATTCACCCGTACAAAGTGCAGCCTCGGATCTCAATCTATTTGCAGCTATTAGGGTAGCTCAGACCTTTCCTGAAGATGTAAAAATAGTCGCAACCGTACATGATGCTATATTGATGGAGGTAAAGGAGGATAGGCTGAATGAAATACTCCCTCAAGTTAAGGAGATTATGGAGGATCGAGAGGCAGTAGCAGAAAAATTTGGTTGGGATATTCCAGTGCCCCTTGAAGTTGAGATTAAAGTTGGTCCCTGGGGAAAAGGTAAAATTTTTGCTTCTAACAACGACAATTTACAAAATAACTCAAATGTGATATAATAAGTAGTGAAAAATAAACGGAGGTGGTTAGATGTATGATGTTAGTTTTTCAGAGCTGAAGACTTGGCGAACCTGTCGACAACTTTATCATTACAAGTATCATGAGAATCTGGAACCTAAGTTAAAGTCCCTAGCTCTTCAACGGGGTGGTTGGTTGCATCAGCTAATTGAGGCGTATTATAAGGGTGAAGATTGGAGGGAAGTTCATAGGGAGAAAGTTAAGCAGTTCTCAAATCTTCTAGTTGAGGAGCAAGATTATTATGGTGATCTTCCTAGAGATTGTGAATATCTAATGGAGCTGTACGAAAAAACCTACCAGGAAGATAAACCTATTAAGGTGGAGATGGAGTTTGATGAATTTCCGATTTCAGCTAAAGTTTCCCTTAGAGGTAGGATAGATTTGATAGTTGAGGACCCCAGGGGGGTTTGGGTGGTTGAGCACAAAACTACTAGTAGATTTCCCAATGAAGATGAGAGAATGGCCAATCCACAGGTTGCCCTATATGTCCCCGTGGCTGAGAAACTTTTGGGTGTAAAAATAGAGGGGGTGCTTTGGAATTATATTCGTACAAAAATCCCTAAAAAGAAGGAGGTAAAATTATTAGAACGACGGTATTTGCCTGTGAATAATACAATTATCAATCAGTTGCTGGAGGAAACTAAAATAGCTGCTATCGAGTGTAAAACTTTAACTAGGCCATATAGATCCTTAAATCCCATGATCTGTCGAGGTTGCGGCTATAAAAGTCTTTGCATGGCTGAACTTATGGGATTAGATGCAGAATTTGTAAGAAAAGCTGAATATAAATCTAGGGGGTATGATAATGGAGAAGATCAAGAAACAGTCGACAGTCCCGAAGAGTAATTTAGAGGAAAGGATTTTACCCGTTGGGGAAATGTCAGAATGGTTATCTATTGCTATTTATGGTAGATCAGGAACAGGGAAAACTACCTTTGCTGGCACAGCCCCAAAGCCATTACTAGTACTTGACATTAACGACCGAGGAACTATTTC